AGTACCTTCGTAACGGTGTTTCGTTTGGTTCGTGGTGGAACGCCGAGACACCCGATACCACAGGCTCGAATTTCGATGATGACACGTTGAACATCGAAGATTTCAGGGTTGTGCTGTAGCGTCAGTGATGTGGCTCGTACGTGTTCTCCACGTCCTGTAGCACCCTCACCCGGGTCCGCCAGTCCAACCACTGAAGCGCCTCTTCGATCTTCGTGATCGCGTTGGCGTTCTCGCGGCAATTGAACTTCCCGTGCTCCTGAAATTCATACAACCGTTGGCGGGCTGCTTCGAGCACGTCCTCGACGAAGGCACCGTTCTGCATTCTGTTTTTGGGGACCACACCATCCTGCCAGTCGATGACGAACCCATGGTCAGTGTCTACACCAAGGTCTAGCCATGTCGTTCCCCCCGTGGGGTTCCCTTGGTTGTCCACAAGGAAGTTGCTCCTGACCAGTTCTTCGCTTCTCCTGATGCCCATGGTTCTCTCCTTTGTTTGGAACTCTGAACACGCCAGCTACCCTACTTCCCAATGACGGACCACGACAAGCTCTCAGATCGCATCAGGGAGATCATTGAGGACTCTGCACCCCAGATGGTCCAGATCGCCCTGATGCCCCCTGAGGAGCGTGCAGCGTTCCTTGAGAGCACGTCTGTGGAAGAGGCCCAAGCGATGCCGTGGGAGTGGGACAAGTGGGCAAGGAAGTCCCAGATCGCACCTGAGGGGGACTGGCTCACATGGTTGATCCTTGCGGGTCGTGGATGGGGAAAGACTCGTGCTGGATCCGAATGGTGCCACGAAAGCGTGGAGGACACCTACGGTCGTCTCCACCTTGTTGGAGCCACAGCATCAGACGCCCGCGATATCATGATCGAAGGGCCATCCGGTGTGCTCAACACACAGCGTCCATGGAACAAGGTCAAGTACTCCCCGACCAAACGTCTACTCTCGTGGGAGAACGGTGCTGTCGGTCTGGTCTTCTCCGCGGACGAACCTGAGCGTCTCCGTGGTGAACAGTGTGAAGCTGCATGGTCTGATGAGATGGCGGCATGGCGGTACCCGGAAGCATGGTCCCAACTCCAGCTCGGTCTCCGTCTCGGATCCCTCCCACGCAACGTCGTCACTACCACACCTCGCCCTACCCGCGAAATCAAGGAACTCGCAAAGGCCCCTACCACCCATGTCACACACGGGATCACGTACGAGAACATTTTCAACCTCGCCCCCGCCTTCATCCAAGAAGTCATCCGGGTCTACGAGGGTACCCGGTTCGGTCGACAGGAACTCTATGCAGACATCCTCGACGATGCCCCCGGGGCACTATGGACCCATGAGGGCATCGAGGAGAACAGGATCTCGAAAAATGAGGCCCCTGAGAAATACGACCGCCTCGTGGTAGGGGTCGACCCTGCCGTGTCGTTCTCGTCGGAAGCATCCGAAACCGGGATCATTGTGGCTGGGAAGGAACGGAAACGCGCCTACGTTCTCGCCGATCACACGGCCCGTTTGAAACCCGAAGAGTGGGCGAAGAAGGTTGTGAGCTTATCCAACAAATATGACGCTCTGGTGGTCGCTGAGAAGAATCAAGGTGGCGACATGGTGGCTCACACGATCAATGTGTACGATCCGTTGGTCCCGGTGAAACTGGTATCGGCGACCAAGGCCAAGTATGTCCGCGCCGAACCCGTCGCGACCGCGTATGAGCGAGGTCTCGTGAAGCACGTAGGAACCTTCGACAAGCTTGAGGATCAGATGTGCAGCTACGAACCCGGGTTCGATATGGATTCCCCTGACAGGCTGGACGCGCTCGTGTGGGCCATGACAGAACTTGTCGTCGGTCAACGTCCAGCTCCGGTTGCCATGCTTGGGGCAAACACCCAGAGCGGATCCTCATACTGGGCAGGGGCCAAGGGGACCAAGGAGTCGACTACTCCGTGGCTGTCACCGGGATGATAGATACGAAGGTCCCAGATCCCTCATCAGCCATTCACATGCGGCAACTATTCTCTGTCCTCCGAGTCCGTCGATACGTGCGTTTGCTGAAAGCACAACTCGAAGCTGACGGTTCACCATCAACTGTTCCACGTCTTCACGGACATGTTCCAATGTCGAGACCAGATTGCGCCCGTTGCCAAGATGCCCGTGGGCTGCTTCTCTCTTGTGTTGAGGAATTACAACGGTCGGTACCCCAAGAGCCGCAGCTTCGTAAACGGTCCTTCCTGCTGACGTGACCAACACATCGGCATCGGCCATCGCTATCGCGAGCGGCACGTCGCTGGGCACCATGTAGCTCACCTCGAACCATGGATCGAGTTTGTCGATGACCTGTTGGAGCATCTTCGTCGGGTCGGTGTTCAACAACACGAGTACCTTCCCGCGCGGTTCCCTGATGAGGTCATAGTCCCTGACGAAGAACTCTGGCCGGATCACCGCCCAGTCCCCGTTGGAATCGTCGAGAGCGTTGATGGTGAGGTCCGCGATCCCTGCCCCGGGTCCCCTGTCTTCGAGGTTCACGATCACCTTCGCCCATTCCCGCTGAGCGAACACCTGTTCTCTCGTGGTGTCCAGTTGATCGTTGATGACAAGATCACTCTCCACGGGATTCACCGTCGTCTTCCACCCGTGCTCATGGATCAGTCTGATCGCCCAAGCCTCGGTCTTATCTGCCGGATGGAACAGGACCCGATGTCCCCCGAATAACGGAGCCAACGCCAGACATCGATACAGGTGTCCCCTCCCGTCGATGGAGTTGGCGAGTGGGATGAACGTGATCGTGGATCCGTTTTTCTGATCGAGGATGTGGTTGGCGCTCTCGTAGTCCGCCCATGTGTCGATGTCGACCAGCGCACCCGGGTAGAGGACAATCGTGTCGGCGTGCCAGATCAGATCAGCTTTCGGCCACCAACGGATCCCCATTTCACGGAGCGGCCAGTCTGCCCTCTCCTGCCGTTGGAGTGGTGGCGTGATCCTTTGTCCGCTCTTCCATGTCTGGTGGCGTTCCTCGATACCGAGAGCCACAGAGGGACGCTGCGGGCCGACCTCGCAATACGAGAAGAACCATTCGAGCAGCTTCTCCGTCACCGGTTGAACGGTCGGTTGGATCAGCATGACGCTTCCCGCCCAGTTCAACCCACCGGCCACGGCCCTCACCACCTCGTTCACTCCTACCTCGGACAGCTCGGGGCCACGCTCGAACACCTCGAAACCAGCCATCTGGGCTACAGCCGAGATCTCGGTGTCGTCGGTGGCAACCACGATTCTGACCATTGGGTCGAACGAGTCTCTTGTGACCCGAGCTGTCCTGAGGAACGCAGGCTCGTTTCCGATGGGTAGAAGGTTCTTTCGGCGGATTCCTTGGGACCCTCCACGGGCCGGTATCACGATCAGCATTTGGGCAGAATAGCACGCTCTGCACCCAGTCTGAAAACCCGGGAGGCCAAGGGGCGCTTGACTTCTGTGGTAAAATGGTAGTAGGAGGAAAAGAGAGGAGGAGTCTTGGCAACTACGAAGTATGTCAATGTAAAGACGTACAAGCGCCCGCTCAAGCGCAGGTACACGTCGTGTCTGCACTGCGGCAGTTCGGCAAAGGTCACAGCGGATCGCATCAACAATGGATTCAAGATGTTCGTGCGGTTTTGTGAGGAGCACGCCCAAGAAGTAGGTGCGATCAAATGACCAAATATGCGGAATGGATCACCCAACCCTGTGGGCGCTGTCGAATCCTTGTGGACATTGGCAGCATCACGAAGGATGACATAGATCCAGACTGTCCAGACCATCGTCAGTTCCGTTGCATCGTCTGTGGAGACATGGTGGATGTTGGGACGATTGCACATGGCACGTTGGGTGGGGACATCCACAGACCGAAGGAAGGGAGGTGAACATGGACACATGGACACGAGCCGACGCTCTGAAGCCGGGTGATGTGATCTTCGATGGTCAGAGTCATGCATGGTTACAGATCATCGAGGCCCGACAGGAGGGTGAGCTGGTTCTCATCACCAGCGAGATCCGCGGGTGGGGTCCGACCTCACGAAGCGAATGGAGCACGGACTATCGAGAGAGGTTCGTTCTGGTGGAGTAGGAGCCACCAAAGCCCCTCGGTCCCATTGTGGGCTGGGGGGCTTCTCTTGTGTATCTTGGTATGAGTTGCACAGCCGTGGTAATTCTGGTAATGTTCCAATTGAAAGGAAGGAACCATCCATGAGCACACGCTCTACCGTTTACCCACGGTGCCGTTACTGCGGTACCGTCTCGTACCCATTCGGGTCCCTTTGTGACGATTGCGCTGACGACGAAGTCAGCGTTTCACTCGGGTCCTGCGGGTGCGTCGAATACCACGTTGCCGACTGCCCCACGCGGACAGGCGGCTCGGATTCCGGCATGTCCAAGGACGACTATCTCGACCTGTACTCCGGCAACCCGGATCTCTTCGAGGACACGTGGTATTGATGGCCAAAATTCTTCGCGAAACCATTCGCATTCAGTCCGCTACGCGTGCGGGAATCATCCGCGTCGAAGGTGGTCCGACCGGTTCGTACGGTCACGCGTCGGGGAGATGGCACTACTTCGTGACATCACCCACCGATTCGACCGAGTACCACCACACCTACAAAGCACACAGCGAGAAGGACGCACGACGTGTCGCTCGTTGCTGGGATCTCAAGGAGGCGAAATGACCACCACTGAACGTCTTCGCGCAGGCTGGTACCGCATCTACGATGAGAATGGTTACCGACTCGCCGATATCCGCAAACACACCGCTGAATGGTGGGCCGAATCGACATCTCGTTCGTGGAGCATCACCTACACCGGGGGAACATCCGGCGGGGCGACAAAGACACTCAAAGAAGCAGTTCATCGTGTCAACCAACGATGGGATTTCGAGGAAGACACATGACTGTGACCGCCATTCACATCAACGATCCCGTACGCAACGGCGACATCGCCCTGCGCTGCGGGGTCGTTCCCGCGTGCGTCACGATGTGGCGTCAACGCAACCTCGGATTCCCCGAGCCAGCCGCCGTCATCGGCGACGAAGGACTTCATCCCACCGAGCTGTGGGAGTGGTCCGAAGTCGAGGACTGGTGGTTCAACCGATACATGAAGGAGATCGCATGACCCACACACATGACGAAGTTGACTACTGCCAGTGCGATGCTGGAACACCAATCGAGGTGCTTTCCGATTCCATCGAGGAACCCTGCGAATGCGAGAGCACGCTCTGCCCCGAGTCACACGAATTCGCTCGCTGCGAGAACGCAGCCACACATGACACCCTCTGGACAAAGGAGTGCGAATCGTGCTGGACCGCGAAGCCGGAAGAGTATCGGGCTTCCGAGGTCAAGTGCCTCGAAGATCGCGGTGACGGCTCCTGTGACGGAGCTGTCGAGTACCGCTACCCGCTGTCGAGCACAGGCAAACCGTTCCCGCGATGCGACCGCCACTGGGGCAAACGCCTCGTCGAGCAGGATCGCATCAACCGTCTCTACTCGGGGGACTGTCCCCCATCCGATTTCGACCCCGCGTATGCGGGAGAGAGGTGGTAGCCAATGCCACGCACTGACTATGACGTAACCAAGCTCCCGAAGTGGGCGCAGAATCGTATCGCCAACCTCGAACGAGATCTCGCCTACGAGAAGGGCCAGAACCTTCTTCAGGTCCAAGGAGACACGGAGGTCTTCATCGCTGATTTCGAGGGCGACATCCCCTTACCGCCGCAGAGCCGCATCAAGTTCGTCTACGGAGATCGGCCTGATGATCGTATCGAGGTTCATGTCGTCAAGGACGGGTACCGCGCAGATGGAGTTGAGGTGTATGGACCGGCCCCGTTCCTCATCGAACCAACGTCGTCCAACATCTTTCGTCTGAGGCGAGCACGATGAGTGGACGCCCAACTCGCTGGGTCCTTTCTGGCACGATCCGGCGCATCGATCAGCCCTCGATGGACTACCCATGCGATACCTGTAACGACAGGCCCGCAGTCGTCGAGGGCATGGTGCATCAACAGACCCATCTCGAACCAGTCGAATGGTACGGGGTCTGCGACGAGTGCTGGAAGGAGGAGTAATGGGCAATCTACAAGCAATGGCCATGGCCGAAACCGACACGTCTATCGAGGTCCAGATCTCGTGGCATCTCGGTTCGAACCATTTCCCGCCGGTCCCACAATCCATGGTCAGGCCGTGCATCAATGCCATCGACGCAATCAACGCCGGAGACTACGAGGAGGCAATCGACCTTCCCGATGGCATCTCATACAAGGGGGAACGAACAGCTCCGGCACTAGAAATCGCTGAAGCCCATCATCTTTGGGCTTGGGTGAAGGAGGAGTAATGGGAAACGAAAACTACGAGAGCGCGATGGAATGGTCAGGTCATGACCTCATCAACGCAACAAACATGATTGCTGGTGTCACCGGCATCGTCGCCGAACAGGCTGTGGCTGCCCTTCTCAAGGGTGGCGACATTCGGGACTACAAGGGCTTTGGCAAGACCATCAGCTTCGACACTCTCATCGATGCTTTCAAGTCCGACAGAGCCGAGGAAGAGTTGGATCACTTCGGTCAGGCTTTGGATGTCTTGTGCAGTATCGGGATCAACTTGTTCACCGAATACCGGCAAGCCATGAGGGATGCCGGTCTGGTATCGAACCCCTTGCCGGATCCTGCTACAGTCAAGGTTCCCGATTCCGCTGACGACATCGAGTGGTAACCGTACTTCGGTAGCCACATCTTTCCTTTCGTCGGGGCGTCGACCAGCGGAGCGGAGGAAGAACGGAGGGTCATACGGCTCTCCGTTCTTCGCGTGTTACACTCGCATCACCATCGAGCGTCTGGAACGCCAACTTTTTGGAGAACCTTCATGGCAGGGTCAAAGTCCGATTGGTTGGAAGACAACCTCCTCGATCATCTCCTTGGCAGATCAACCACTTCACTTTCCACCGGTCTCAACGCCACCTTGTACGTGTCGTTGTGGAACTCAACCATCAATGACACGTGGACCTCGACCTCAACAGGGGAATGTGCTGGGTCCACCTATGCACGCGAGGCCGTAACCAACAGCTCTGCAAACTGGACCAATAGCACAGCGGGGTCCAAACAGAACAAGACCGTCATCGAGTTCACAACAGGTGCCGGATCCGATTGGGGAACAGTTAAAGCCTTCGCTGTCAACGATGGCAACTCGACCGCCACAGGAAGCATTCTGTATTGGGGTGATCTCACTGTCAGTCAAACCATCGCATCAGGCAACACGGTGCGATTCTCCACTGGCGCAATAGTCATTACTGAGGACTGATGAGGTGTCTACCTCTGATGAATACAACCGACGCAAATCGGATCTCAGGATCGATGCGCTGGAACAGAACCTCAACGACCTGCTCTGCCGTACGTTCACCAATCACGTCAAGGATCGCCACATTGACCTCACACCCGAAGAAGCAGAAGATAAGGTCAGGGAGCACGATGAAATGGTTGCGTCAATGGAGCGCATAGTTGATCTGCTGGAAGGCACGGTCGAAGTCGACCTTTATGGGCGCGTCGTTGGGCGCAGTGGTGGCATGGCTGCCAAACAGGAGAAGATGTCGAAGACCATTGACACGATCTACGAGCGCACAAACGGTGGTGTGACCGTCACCCAGAACATCAAACAGAACTGGACACGTGGGAACAAGATCGCGGCGGTCAGTGTGATGAGCGCAATCTTCTTTGCCGCTCTCCCCGGGTTCGTCGGGTTCTTCCGTTGGCTGGCAGAAATGTGGGTGCTCTAATGACAACACCGGAAAGAGAATCAAGCAACGCCGTGCCCGCCAAGAGTTTCAATCGTAACGAACTGGGTCGGACTGGACTCAAGCATTTCTCGGGTCTCGTCTATGAGGAATTCCTACCCCAACTCCAAGGGCGCAAGTCCTACAAGATCTACCGCGAGATGCAAGACAACTCACCGATCATCGGTGCAGTCCTGTATGCCGTTGAGTCCACCCTCCGCTCTGTCGACTGGACCGTGGAACCTGCCACCGATGACACGGATGACATCGAAGCTGCTGAGTTCCTTGAGTCCTGTATGCACGACATGTCCCACACATGGGAGGATTTCATTTCCGAGATCCTCACGATGCTCACCTACGGTTGGTCCTATTTCGAGGTCGTCTACAAGAAGCGTGAAGGTCGCGTGAACCCGGGTGGGACCAAACGAGTACACCCTTCCCGTTATGACGACAACAAGATCGGTTGGCGCAAATTTGCCCCTCGTGGACAAGAGACCCTCTACCAGTGGGAGCTTGACAAGACCGGTGGGATCAGGGGCCTGCACCAGCATCCATGGCCCACTGGTGCGGGCCTCATCTATGATGCCGACGAGAAATCTGCTGACCTGATCTTCCTCCCGATAGAACGCTGTCTCCTGTTTCGTACCACCTCGCGGCGCAATAACCCCGAGGGCCGATCCCTCATCCGAACCGCGTATCGTCCGTGGTACCTGTCGTCCCGCATCGAAGAGATCGAGGCCATAGGTTTGGAAAGAGATCTTGCAGGGATGCCGATGGCCAGTGTCCCCCTCGAACTCCTCGAAGAAAACCGTTCGGCGGAAGCCACGGCTACGTTCAACTACATCAAAGACGTGGTGACCAAGACCAAACGTGACGAACAGGAAGGGATCATCTGGCCGTTGGTCTATGACGAGAACAGCAACGAGCTGTACAAGTTCGAACTGCTTTCCACGGGTGGTCGACGCACGTTCGATACTGGAGCCATCGTCCAACGCTACACACAGCAGCAAGCGATGAGTGTGTTGGCAGACTTCATCCTGTTGGGACACGAGGCGGTCGGATCCTTTGCTCTCTCATCCGACAAGACCGAACTGTTCGCTGTCGCCCTCGGATCCATGCTCGATGCCATCGAGGACGTAATCAATCGGCACGCGTCACCTCGACTCCTCGCACTCAACGGGTACCCCACCGACGAGAAACAGCCAATGGTCCGTCACGGTGATATCGAGAAGCCCGATCTTCAAGAACTCATCCAATACGTGCAGGGCCTTGCCTCGGCAGGCGCACCGATTTTCCCCGATCTCGTGCTCGAAAACCGGCTCCGTGAACTCGCCGACCTTCCACCCATCACGGAGGAGGAACGCGAGGAAATGGAGGCCGCCAAGATGGAGCAAGAACAGGCCATGATGGGGCAGATGGGTGCACCCGGTATGGGGATGGGACCGGGGCAGGGTCAGGAACAGAAGTCCCCCTTCGGTCAGGGTCAAGCTGGTCGCCCCAAGACAGATTTTGGGAAGCCCCCGTCCCCGAATGAAGCCTCCACCACAGGTGGCGGCCCCGGCAAGCCTTCCAACCTGTCCACCAACAAAGGTGGTCAGGAAACAGTTCGCAAGGCGATCTCTGAGGTGCTTGCCCAAGTCGGGCAGGTTGACTGATGGCGGTCGCTGTAGCCGGTCACTGGGAGCTGTCATGGTCATCTCCCATCAAGGAAGCAGACCTTTGGAATTTGCCACTTCGTGATTTTGGCGTATCCGAATGGTGGATGTGGCCAGTATCGGGGGTTCGCAATAACGAGCAGCGGACAGTTCAGCTCTTTGAGCGTGACAGCCTTCGGACTATCCTTGAGGACAACGGGGACACGACAAAAGTGTTTGTGGAAGCCCCCGGATTCTTTGACTTTGAGACTGTCATGCTCAACGAGTTCGAACACCCTGACGATGTCCTCTACATTTTCGGGTCGGCGCATTTCAACCCTACAGTGGCGAACATGAGAGAGGACGACGTTGCAGTGACCATCCCGACAGTGGAAGGCAAGGGCGTACTCTGGCCCCACCAATGTCTCGTGACGGTTCTCTATGACAGGTTGGTGAAATCGTGGCAGTGACCATTGTGGACCGCCGCACGATCTACACCGAAGCTGACTCCACAACGGGTTGGACTCCCGGCACATTCGGCACCGTCACTGACTATGCTGAAGCCGGGTTTGCTGTTGGCGAGTCGTTCGCTATCACCAACGGTGAGGTCTACTTCACAGGTTCAGCCGTTGACCTGTCCAACACGCTCGTCTACGTGTACGCATTCAATAACGCCCTACTGACTCCATGGGACTCGTCGCCTCCACCAATAGCTCTGGTATTGGGTGACGGAACTGACCTTATCGGGTTCGACATGGCAGGGTCCGACCGGCGTGTGTTCAACCACCTTGACGGCCCGACAGCATGGCAGTGCCTCCTACTCGATGGTGACCAAGCCGACGAGATGGACTCGGCTGGAAACACCTACGTCGCTAGTGGTTCATTTGCTGGTCTTGATCTGACAAACATTGTTGACATGGGCTGTGCCTTTGACACCCAATCCAAGGCTCTTGGTGGTGGTTTCAACGTCGCCGTGGACATCATCAGGTACGGTAACGACGGCATCAGGCTCACAGCAGGAACTACCGGTGACCGGGGAACCTTCACCGAAATTGCCGTAGCTGACAGGGACACCTCTAACCAAACCGCACACGGAATCTTCCGTGCCTACACCACGATTGCGTTCGGTTGTCAGGGTCCACTCACGTTTGGTGATGACGGTGTTGCCACTACTTCATACTTTGAGGACTCTGGTGCAGTGGTTGTGTTTGAGGACCGCAATGTTTCAGACGGCAAATACTATTTCGATGTGGTTGGCCATGCCAGCGCCACGAACGTGTTTGTGCTCACCGGTTCAACCATTGCTACGGCAGGCCCAAGTGTCAGTATGGATTTTTCTGGCGGGGACATCGACACCCTCACGTTCGACGGCTGCGTGTTCTCGGCCCTCCGTGGTGCCATCCTGTTCTCAGCGAATGCAGACGCTTCTGGGCATATCGTGGATGACTGCACGTTCGACGGTGTCGGGAAAATCACAGCCGGGTCGGTTGACATCAACAGGGCTTCAATCATCAACTCGGACAGCGCAACGAACGCCATCGAGATGGGAGCTGGTGACCTGCTCGATGTGTCAATCGCTTCATACGAAGGCACTGCCGGAACCGCAGCTCTTCTATTCAATCAGGCATACGACCCCAATGGCGAGCTGGACAGGGCCACGTTTGCCAAGGGAACAGCAGCCACTCACGCCATCGAATTCGGTTCCTCCACCCCATCAACCATCACCCTCACTGACCACACCTACACGGGCTACCACGCTTCGAACGGGAACAACGATTCCACGTTTTACAACAACACGGGTGGTGCCCTCACCATCAACGTCGTCGGCGCATCAGGGAACACGTCATACCGCAATGGGGCCAGCGCATCGACGACGGTCAGCTCATCGGTCACGGTCACGATCACGTGCACGGATTCGAACGGTGACCCGATTGAGGGCATCAACGTCCGGGTGGAAGAGGACCCTGCCAAAACCCTCATTGACGACGGAACCACGAACTCGTCAGGCATCTACACGTTTGCCTACACTGGCACGACTCCTGAGGATGTAAAGATTATTGCCCGCCAGAAGGCGTACCGTCCGAACCAAGCATTTGCCTCAATCTCGGGTACTGGCCTGACGGCAGGGTTCACGATGATTGACAACCCGGTGGTGAATCTCCCATGAATACACACCCGTGCACGACCGAAGAAAACACAGAAGTGCAAAACGGCTTACTCACCTGTGTAGCATGTGGAGCACATCAGCGCATCAACCCTGAGACAGGAAACATCACTTGGATACGGGCAGGGCGTGTAATATCGGCCCCGCAGGACATGTTGGAAGCTCAACAGCGCCACGATACCAGATGGCCAGATTCGAAGATAGGAGCCTGAAAAATGGCCACATCAGACGACTGGTTCACTGATTACACGAACGAATTCTTCTACCACATCGATGGGCGCATTGCCTACGGATCCAACACAGGCACCGCGCCAGCATTCGGTGATTATGTCATCGGTGGCACCTCTGATGCGGTAGGGAAGATCGTTGCTGGGTCTGACCTTGGTGGCACCTCCGCAACAGGCACACTCGACCTCACCGAGGTACGAGGCGTATGGGTGTCTGGTGAAACGATCCGGGTCCTCTCCTCTGTGAACTTCGACACAGTTGGCGGGACTCCACAAGGCTTTGAGGTCGGTGACACGATCACTGGACCAACTACGGAATCCATCGACTGTCAAGCCATCGAATACAACTGGGATACCGCGCTACCCGGTGAAGGCTACATCTTTGGTGACAACCTCACGACAGGGTTTGCAAACAACGAACAGCTCGATGTCTCGGGTGGCGCGACTGCTGTGGCCCTCGTCCATACAGCCGCAGAGACCGATAACAGTGCTCTATTCACAACCTGTTCAACCACTACGGCCCTCAACATCCCCGGGACGGCGGACACCAATGATTCCGTCATCATCCATTACGAATCCGGGACGGTAGCAATCCCTGAAGATGCACAGATAGCTGATGCCACTACGGGTGCGGTAGGGAACGTCGCTCGGGTGTTCGGGGACACCACCACCGGATCAATCAGGGTCATCAACTCTGACACCACTGGTGGCGCATGGACCGACACAAACACCATCAACCTAGAACTCGTTGTCAACTGGGATATCCCGACATCCGGTCAGGTGTTTCAGGTCGGTGACGTGGTTACAGGTGCAACATCGGGAGCAACAGCACGCGTCCTCTCTGTTATTGATGACAGCGATTCGACCGGTGCCATCATCACCGCCGATAGCTCTGGAACATGGGATGCCGCGACCCCTGACCTCATTCAAGTCACGCGACGTGGAGGTCTCCCCGTCACGGCGTTCACGGTTGCCGAATGCGAAAACACAACTCACACCCGGTCCGCCGCGGCACTCGATTTGGACGGAAATGGAATCACCGATTACCAACGTGCAGATCAGGGCGGCATCTATCTCGCGGCAGAGAACTCGCTCAATATCGTTCGCAAAGGCAATGCTCTCTACACATTCATGGCTGGAGAGTTCGACGATCTCGGGCAGCTCGATGACGACTACCCGGTACGTGGTGACGTTCGAGATCAGGTCTACGTTATGCAGGGTGGCTGGCAGATCGGTGACCGATCGTTCCGGTACCTCGATTCAGGATCGTGGGCCGATCAGACGAACGACAACGTGTGGTCCAACGACCAGTCGATTATGGCTGCGAACAACATCGGGAACCACGGTTTCCAATACGATGCTACGAACCCGACACCACAGCCTGACCTCTACTGTGTGCAGGACGGCGAAGTGCTTCCTTCCTTCTGGCTCGAAGGCGAAGTCGATGTCCTGATTCGTACTCGTACGAAGCGTGATGTCGAGCGCATTGACACCGCGGTTGAGGGTCTCGGTCAGGACGTGGACAGCGGAGATCGCACATGGAACCTACGTCCCTACCTATCCACATTCGACTACTTCACGGCTTCCACCATTGGTGGTGTATCCACGATTCCGCTCAACAACGCCAACGATGGTCTGAATGCCACAGCGACCCACAACTACTCCTTCAATACAGGTGGTGCAGGGGCTTTCACAGTTGGAGAGTTCATCCAAGGTGGTACATCGGGTGCCATCGGGATCGTTGTCACATCGGATACTGGAGCAACCGGAACCGTCACCTATGCGTTGAAGACGGCCACGAACTTCCAAGACGCCGAAACAATGGTTGGCGACATCTCTGCCAAGTCGGTCACGACGGATGGTGCAGGTGGTGCAACAGTCGTGGCAGGGTACGGAACGAATGTGCGAGCCATGGTCCTGTCTTCACGCATGACTGGCGGTACGACAGCCGTGGCTACCCCCATTGCTGGCGAAGAAGTTTCACAGGGAGCCAACGTCGGATACTTCCTCCACGAGAACCCGGACAACACGCTCTTCATCGAAGAGCATTCAGGCACGTGGGATGGCACGACTCAGATCACGGGCGACACGTCAGGGTTCACGTACACGCCAACAACTCGCACCCTCGATGTCGACTTCGAATACGATATCGGTGACGGGACTGGTGACGGTGTCTACTCAGGGTTTGTGTCCGGTGATATCACGGGAGCGTCGGCCCAGACCGCCACGGTCGTCTACGAATGGACGAAGTACATCACAGCACGTGAGGCAACCAGCTCGGTGTTTTCGTTCAAGACCCGTGGCACGGGCGACGGTGGAACGATTGAAGACGGGCGCATCTACACCCAGCTCTTCAGTGCAGCGGGACTCCTGAAATCCTCCGGTGGCCCGATGGCCCAGAAGCCGGGTGACGTGATTATCGGTGCAGTCGGTTGGGTGTTTGACAAGGCAACGCTCGACGCAGGTGACATTCGAAACGTCACGATCTTCGACAACACAGGTACTCAACACGACGCGCCGAACTTGCAGAACATCCAGTGGACCGGTCTCGTCATTGGTGATTCGGCAGCGATCTACCGTGCAACGGGTGCAGCAGGGGGTGGCTCGACCACGATCCTGAGAACGGAATATCAGGTTGGTGTTGTCGGTACTGATAACCAAGCCGCTGACTCCATCGTGTTGGTTCAGGCTGGTGACCACACGATTTCACCACTCAAGAACGATGTCCCTGATACCGGGTTCCTTCGTATCGAAGACCCGTCCAATCCCGGCATCTACTTGTCGTTCACGTACACGTCGGTGGATCGCACAACGAACCAGTTCACCTTGAGTGCAACGATTGGCTCGATCACGGGTTCGGTCGATTTGATACAGACCGACAATGTCCATGTGGTGCCAGTCGAAGAAGTCGCGACAGCAACGTCAGCGTCGAATGCCCTTCAGTACACGGCAGACTTCCCGGCAGTGTTTGTCCATAGGCTGAAGGGACTCAAGCCTCAGAGGACGGCAGCGGACTTCACCGCTACCGGCGCATCTGTTGGTGCGGCACGAGACGCCGATCCGGTGGTGAACCTGCCATGAAACAGTTCGAGTCCTTGCATCCGGTCACAAACGCCAAGCCGAAGAAGTTCATTGCTGAACCTCGACGGCAGGGCGGGTCGTTGTCTGCGCGCTGCGAATGCGGTTGGTACTGTATGCACAATCACAAGGTCGTCAAACAGGCCGAAGAGTGCGCTGAGAGGCACGCCGACTCAGTAGGGGAGTAGCCCATGCCCATCGCTGGTGCCGGTGACATTACCATCGACAAGACCGTCACCCCACCGACGATCACGGTTGGGGACGCAACCCATACGTCCATCGACATCCAAGACATCTATGACGTGGGGCGTGGATGGGAAGACGATCTCGCCAACATCGATTTCTACAAGATCTGGGTCGGGGATGGGAAACAGGGTCTTGGCGGTGGCAATCAGCGACCCCCCACCCTGACCCTTCAAGATCCGTGGGAGATACGAGCAACACCCGGGGCCGGACCAACCGTTCGGATCTTCACATTCAACGGGGGAACCATTATTTCCAACGAAGAAGCATCCGGTGACGCCGACCCGCGTTCACCACTCCAGCCCGCCGCATACGTCGAATATGACCGCACGAAAGGACAGGAAGGGTTGGCGTTGTTCTCACAGGAGATGATCGACATGTGGACGCGGCTCTTCGGAGGAAGGCTTTACGTCAACCCGGCAACCGGGAAGGAAGTCATCACGGATTCGACAGGTGGCGCGTTCTCCGAAGCCGATGTGTTTTCCGATGATGGCGCGACCGCTTATGACGGCACGGTAGGAGTTGCGCGTCGCGATGACCATGTGAAGCCATGACGGTTGGCAACATCGCGACCGATGGCTACGGCCTCAACGCGATTGAGAGACCGAACGTCCCAGTCGATGGATACGGGGTAGGTCTCCCAACTGGTCTGTTCGATGGATCCGTCACCGGGATCCCGATTGCCGATGAGATCATCGAGGGGTTCTTCGACGAGCTGCTACTGATCGATGCAGAACTCGAATCGGTCGCGGCCTTGATCGAAACGGTCGAGGTCATAGAACTCGTCGGGATCCCAATGGCCCAATCCCTCATGGTTGGTGTCGATTCCCAGCAGGTCGTTCTAAGCGCTTCTGCTGAGGCCGTGGCACTCGAAGGACACGGCATACCTACAGAGACAATCGGGGCAGTAGCGGGCAACGTGGAAGCTCTGGGAGCCTCCCAGTCCCAGTCGGGTACCCTTGACGCAGAACCGGCCACCTCATCGGATATGATGGGTACCGATGAAACCGAAACAGGAGTTATCTGATGGCCTTTGTCTTTGATACCGAGATACGCGTGTCCATCGATTGGACCCAGAACGGTGCTCCCAAAGATGCCACGACCACGCTTTATGTCGAGCCACCCAACTCGACATCTACCCTGTACACCTCCACATCCGGTGTCACACATCCATCGACCGGCAACTACTACCTCGATCTTGACGGCGACATCGCGGGCACATGGGAATACCGGTTCGTGGCCGCCTCCCCCAAGGGTGCCGCCGAAGGATATTTCAACGTGGAACCATCAAGGATTGATGCCCTGAATCCATAGAGGTCCGCGATGCCCACAGACTTTGAGGACCTACGTCACCTCGGGGATGAGCTTGCACCGGATCTCCGTGATTCCTTCTATCGGATGGTTGGGGCGTCTGAACGATACGCGGAATCCACAGTCGGAACCCCCGATCTTCTTCGGCTCATCGCGGAAGGTAACTCGGGGGCACTCCAGACCTACGCCATCCGTCTCGTCACGGAAGGACTGATCCCCAACTCCATCGACTTCATGAACATCATGTACGTCGTGATGCTGCGTGCAGGGACCACGACCATCGCGTCTACGTCCCTCACCATTCCCGTCAAGGACTCCCTCATCGACATCATCACGACGATTTCGATGGAACGAGGCAAACAGAAGGGGGGACAGTGGGTGACGAACATCTCGCGCGAAACAGCATCCGTCATGCGCGACACGATGCTCGATGCTGTCAAACGTGGGGTCGGCGCTGAACAACTCGGGAGGGAATTGCGTGGTCTCATCGGGATCCTTCCAGACCACAAAATAGCGTATGACAACTACCGCAATCTCTTGCAAAGAAGAGTTCAATCCGGGGACCTCTCCGAACAGGTGTTCGAGAGACTGACCCGGCGCTACTACAGTCGACTCCTCGCATGGCGAGCCGAGATGATTGCACGGACCGAGACCATGTTCGCCGTCCATGAAGGTCAGTTGATCGCGTGGTACGCCATGGTGAACGCCGGGATACTCCAACCCCAACGCACATGGATTGAATGGGTCGTGACCGACGACGATCGGCTCTGTGATCGATGTGCACCGATGGACGAAAAGAGGGTCGGTTTCATCCAGCTCGACAATGGCCTATGGTCCTCGGAAGAGTTCGTGGCCAACGAGCGCGGGTTCCCTCATGGCAAGCCACCATACGCCGACTCCCCTTATGATCGACGCATGGCACGACGAGGGCCTCTACGTCCTCGGGTCCCGAAATCGATCAAGGTCAAGAAGGCTGCTCCGAAACTCAAGCCCATGAAGGAGATCAAGGTCCACCATCCTCCTCTGCATCCGAACTGTCGGTGCTCGATGCGTCTGCGGTTTGGATAGATGGTAGTTCTGGGGTATGGTTCTACCCATGAGGAAATTGACAAAGTTCAAGTTCACTGCCCAAGGCGGGGGCAGCCGATCCAAATACGATTGGGACCGATTGCTCAACGGGACGACATGGAAATTGGCAAGCAACGAGATGAATCCCAGAGACGACGAAGAGGCATATGTTGCCATAGTCCGTTTCAGGCGCACCGCCCACGCTGCCGCCAAGGCACGAAAGCTCAATCTTCAAACAGAGGTCGTGGACAACACGTATCTCGTGATTCAGGCCCGACCAGCAAAGTAGTTGTCCCCCCGGCTGCTGCTGGTCACTCGCTCGGTATCCAGATCTTGTTCGAATCTGGATACCGAGCCTCTTTGTTTGTACTGGTAGGATGATGTGCCATGGGACTCGGACTGCGCACAGAACCAATCCTGAAACACCTCAAAGGCACAATTCATGACCATGACCAATCGGCTCATGGCAACAGTGATGGGTGGGTACGTTCGGGTATCGCTGAAGTAGACGAAGCCATCGAAGCGTTCTTGAAAGAACCGGCAGGGGACTGGACCACGGACGATTGCCCGATA